GAGGATTTAGATTCCCTAGACTATTCTTCCCTAGACCTAGACAAGCTTCTAGAAGAGGAAGAGAAGGGAGATAAGGTACAAGCTTCCTCTCATATAGTAGAGATACAGTTAGAGGATATAGAGATATCTCTTTCAGCAGTTGGCGACTTTTCAGCCTCTAGTTTCACTCTTGCTTATGCATTAACAGTACATAAGGCCCAAGGTTGTGAATGGCGAAAGGTATTTCTATTCCTACACAGAGACCATGCTGTGTCTTTGCACAGGGAGCTTCTGTATACAGCCGTCACGAGAGCAAGAGAGGCTGTAATTATAATTGCTAAAGAAGATGTAATAGAAAGAACTATTAAGAACCAGAAGATCAAAGGGAATTCTTTACAGGATAAGATAGAATACTTCAACTCCTCAGTGAAGATTCTTAATAATGCAGTAAGATGTACGAAATAAGGAAAGGGAGAGAGAGATGGAAGAAAGAAAGAAGCTTACCTTAGCAGCCTTCAACGCAGGTTGCGTAGAGACCTATATCAAAGATAGTAACAACTTTTATAAGCTACATAAAGATACTAGCCGCACTACATATATACTACACAAGGGTGTAGAAGGGAAGATCTCAGTAGAAGAGCACAAGTATATAAAGACAGCCCGAGCTGAAGTAAATAAACTACGTACATTTTTTAATAAACCTCCGAAGCCTGATAAGGTAGAGAGGCAGAAACTCTATAAAATCTCGATAGGGGTTAGAAGGGACCTACAGTCCAAAGGTTTCTACAGGGATGTAGCCCACTATAGAGAGGAGAATAAGCAATTTCCTAAGAACACATGCTTACGAAAGAGTGCTAGGGAAGATGGCTGGGTCTATGCGGATACTATGACGCAGGACTAGAAGGAATAAAAATGAGCTTGCAAAATTTCGAAATACAAGTAGAATCAAAATTCGAAAAATCGGAAAAAAACGACATTCATCCTTACCTTATCTTACTATGGATTAAACATCCTTCTATCCGGTATTGTGATCTAGTATCCTTAGCTGTCTTTTTAGACTGTTTTAAGGATGATGGATACCAGATAGATAGGGCGGTAGAAGGACTAGTAGAAGAACTTTTTTTTGCTGTAGTTCCTAAAAGTGAGGAGGAGACTTTCCATTTCTATACTCTAGTAAGATATATTCAGCAGGTAGTGTCGTATAAAGATCAAAGATTGCTATTGAAGTTATTGAGAGAGAGGGAATTAGAATGAATATTGCAGAGGAAGAGGAGGTAATCTCTTATGAAGAGATATTATCCAACTTAGTATTGAATGGGGAAGTTACTATAACAATCTTAAGTGAGGAGGATAGCAGGGTACGAACAGGCCTAAAGAACTTAAAGGCTAAGATGAATGCTAAGTTAAAGGAGGAGGGATTAGCACCTCCTGATGAATTCTTAGCTTTTATTTCTGCTCCATCAAGAGTCTTCGAAGATTATATTGATCTTAGAATCCTCTTAAAAAAGAAGGGAGTAATAACTATGAAGAAGATGGTAGTTCCTGATACGTCCTTATAGGAGAAAGCAATATGGATTATAAGAACAGAAGTCTTTATATAAGCAAAGAGTATTTATTGAACAAGATAGATTCCATAGGACTAGAACTATCTAAAGCTATGTGGGAGAGGGATAAGGCTATAAGAAGTCTTAATACTAGGCTTCTTCCTGGGCTTCTTAATAAAGTAGCAGAACTAAAAGCACAGGAATCAATAGTCCTAGAAAGACTCCACGTAGCTATGGAAGATTGGTATGAGGCTTACCCAGAGAAGAGAGATGCTCCTAGAAAGTTCCATATAATAAAGAAAGGAAATTAAGATGAATAAAAGCCAATTAGATAAAATCTTTAGAATACAGGCAGAAAATGCCTTAGCTGATTTAACTGCATTGCAATGGATACAGAGGTTTAATAGAGCTAACCCAGAGCACGCCATAGATCTATTAGACAGGCTGCCCAAACATGTGGAACTTCTTAAGACCTTATGTGCGCATTTTTCTTTAGAGTATAAAGATCCTGATGCTCTTCCTATTCTAAATACAGAGTTTCAGAACTTCCCTAATTTCCCTCCCCTCTCTATAAAGGAGGAAACTTCTGGCCCTCTCCTAGACAGAGAAGCTAGAGAAGAATCTTGGGGAGAGCAGTTGGATAGAGAAGCTAAAGAAGAGAAGAGAGAAGAGGGAGAGGATTACAGTCATGGACTTGGATAGTATAGAATTAGAACAGATAGCTTCTGAGACTAAAAGAAAGATAGCCTTACTTACAAACTTTGATGGGGACAGTCTTAAGAATGAGATGATAGACCTTAAGAGAAGTTTAATGGAGAGCCCAGCAGCCTGCTCTCTTCTTCTTCCTGAGGATATTGGGCTGATGGTAGCTGCATTAAGAAAGATTACAGGAGTAGCAATAGCATCCGCCAACGCACCTAAAGAGAAGAAGGCTTCAACAAAGAAAGCTTCTACTAAATTAACTTCAGAAGAACTTCAGGCGCAACTAGCCTTGATAGATGATTCTGAACTCTAAAGAAGGTAATTGATACAGCAATAGAATCCCTATCCTAATTTCACTAAAGAAAGGAAATACAATGGAAGAAAACCAGATGACATTCTCAGCAGCAGAACTAGGACTAATGAAGCAAGTAGTAGCTCAGATGCAGGCTAGTAAGAATAAAGGAGAGCAGACCAAGTGTGCTAGGAATATAATAGCTTATCTATCTCATATGCATGGGCTAAGGCATGGAGTAAGGCTAGTCAACATTGATCTTGTAGAAGTGCATATAAAGTATTCCTTAGAAGAGAATGATACCTCCTATTCTTTCCTCTACCAAGAAAGGCCAGCGAAAGAATAGGAATCTAACAGCAAAGGAAATAAAGAAATGAATAATATCCGCCTAAGCCATACTGCATTAGATAAGTTCCTCACATGTGAGAGGCTCTTCCAATTAGACAGACTTCTAGAGGGGGCCTCAGAGAAGAAGGATTATCCAGCTACAGTATTTGGTAAAGCTTATGGAGCTGGGGTTGCCGCCTATCTTCTACATCAGGATGCAGACATAGCATTGTTTGAAGCATGGAAAGCTTATAACCCAATCCTAGAGGATGATAAGAGGACAGAAGAGTTATGCTATAACTTATTAATAATAGCCTTCCCTAAGCTAGATGACCTCCTACTAGATTGGTATGTTCCTTCCTTTGAAGGCAAGCCAGCTATTGAACTCTCTTTCCGTATTAACATTGATGCTACATGCTACTTCGTAGGCTATATAGATGTTGTACTTAAGAATAGGTGGAATGGGAGGTATGCTATCTTAGAGAACAAGACTACTGAGATAGGACTTCATGATCTTGACCCTCTCTATAAGAACTCAGGGCAAGCTTTAGGCTATAGTATTGTTCTAGATAAGATAGCTGGGAAGGAGAACTCTGAGTATGATGTTATATACTGTGTAGGGAAGCTGAATTCCAAGACTTCAGGAGGCTTCTCTCCTACAGTTCTAGTAAGCACTTACCCTAAGACTCTGCAAGACAGATTGAATTGGTTTATAGCCTTGAGTATGGATGTTAATAGGCTCCAGCAGATGCTAGATCTTAATGTCTTTCCAATGAGAGGAGGGAATTGTCTACAGTATATGCGTCCCTGCGCCCACTTTGGGATTTGCCACTTACAAGCATTAGATAGATACAAAGTAATAGGGGAGGACTTAATAGAGTATCAGTTTGTTTATAGTTTGGAGAGCTTAATAGAAGAGCATTTAGAAAGGGAATGATAAAAATGCAAGAAATTCTAATGGTTTATGGAGCCTACGTAATATTAATGGCGCTACTATTTTTTATATGGGAGTAAGACAATGATTACAACTAAACATGCAATGATGGTAAGGGTACTTACTAAGAGTGGAGAAGCTATACTAGAAACCTTAACTCCAACTCAAGCAGATGCTATGCACTGCGCTCTAGGGGTATGCGGAGAGGCAGGTGAACTAGGAGATGCTATAAAGAAGTGGGCTATCTACTGTAAGGAACTAGATCTAAAGAATATAAAGGAGGAACTAGGAGACTTAGAATTCTTTATGGAGAGGATTAGAACTCTAACAGGAATCACAAGAGAGGATACACTTAATCATAATATGGAGAAGCTTGCTAAAAGATATGAAGGATTCAAGTATGATGAGCAAGCTCAATAGAGAGAGGATAAACAATAGCATGAGTCTATCAGAGAATGATAACAGGGCTGCCTCAATAGAAGCAACTCTAGCTGAGCGAGGTAAAAGGTATGGAGACTTCGCAGAGCACGCAAGGATAACCCAGAATATAAAGAAATCTATGCAAGACTCTTTTAACTGGAAGAACTTACCAGATGATATGAAGGAGACCTTAGAGATGGTAGCCCATAAGATAGGTAGAATCCTTAATGGAGACCCCTACTACATGGACTCTTGGCATGATGCAATTGGATACTTAATTCTAATAGAGAAGAGGTACTACAATGATACCCCAAAAAACTAAGTATAGAAGGTCCTTATTTGTTTTACTAGGGGCGCTATTCGCTAATGTGCATATTCCTGCAATTAAGGAGAATAACTCTTATGCTAACAGAAAGAAGTACCCTTTTTTAGTTTCCCGTGAAGGGAGAGAAGCCCTAGCAAAGGCAGCAGCAAAGAGGGAAAGAAAGAATCTTAAAAGGAGGAAAGACTATGAAGCGCAAGCACATATTTTAACTGAGAAGAAGGAAAAGGAAAATAATGAACCTAGCCAAACTAGCAGCTAAAGCGACCCAGTCTCAGCCTAATCATTCTATCCTTTTGTACGGAGGGCCTAAGACAGGGAAGACCCAGCTAGTAGGAACCACTGCCAAGATTAAAGAAGTGGAGAGAATCTTCTGGTTTGACGGAGAGAATGGAGCAGAGACTCTTCTTCACATGGGCCTCTCCCAAGAAGAGATGAGGAAAGTAACTCTCTATAGAATACCAGATACTAGAGAAGTCCCTAGGTTCATAGAGACTATGCTGAAGGCTTTCACTTCTAAGACTTCTATAGATATATGTGATATGCATGGGAAGGTAGGTTGTGTAGAATGCCAGAAG